TGACTTAGGTAGTATTACAGCTAAAGGATTTGCTAACGTAACTTTAACAGGTTTTGGCTTGACAACGGCTTTAGGAACTAATAAAACTTTAATCTGGAATCAAGTAGATACTGGAACAGCCCCAGTAGATCCACCAGGATGGCAAGAAGTAGCTGCATAATGAGTTTGACATAAGCTCAGATTTTTAGTAAATTAAAACAAATAAGGAATTTAAAATATGGCAAATTCAACATCAGCTAATTTAAAATTAACTGTTCAAGCGACTGGAGAAAATTCAGGAACTTGGGGACAAATTACAAATACTAACTTACTAATTCTTGAACAAGCAATTGGTGGTTATGATGCATTAAACGTAACTAATGCTAGTAGAGCTTTAACTTTCACAAATGGTGCTTTATCAAATGGTAAGAATGAAGTTATTAAATTAACTGGAACTCTTGAAGGTAATTTAAATGTTACTATTCCAGATTCAGTTGAAAAAACATATATAGTTGAAGATGGAACTGATCACGCAGGTTATACTTTAACTTTTAAAACTACATCTGGAACAGGTGTTCTTTTATGTGAAGGTCATTCTTATACTTTATGGTCAGACGGAACTAATGTTTATAAATCTTCAGAACTAAGAAAATGGAGAGCAATATCTTCAGCTGAAACAATTCAAGCTGGAGCACAGATTTTAGCAAATACAAATGGTGGAGCAGTGACTATAACTCTACCTGCATCACCTGCTACAGGAGATGAAGTTTCATTTATAGATCAAGGATATGATTTTAATACTAACGCATTAACTGTTGGGAGAAATTCTTCTAACATAGCTAATGCAGCAGCCGACCTAGTAGTCAATACACAAGGTGCTGGTTTTACATTAGTATACTCAGGAGACGCGACTACAGGTTGGACATATAAGGAGAAATAAACCATGGCTAATTACGAAGCTACTAGGTATGATTTCGACGGTGCTAATCTTACTGATATTGAAGGAGTTAACACAGGAATAATTATTCCTTGGTCCGACAGTACACCTCCATCAGGATTTTTAGAATGTAATGGACAAGAAGTTTCAAGATCAACATACGCTGCTTTATTTGCCATAATCGGTACTACTTATGGTGCAGGAAATGGATCAACTACTTTCGATGTACCTGATTTACAAGATGATATTGTTGTTGGTAGGTCTCCAACTAAAGCTTTAGCTTCAACTGGAGGAGCAAATACAGTTGCTTGTTCAGGGACTACTCAAGCTGGTATTGGAAATACTACTCTTACTGAAAGTACATTACCTGCTCATACACACCAACCTTTTCCTGAAGCTACTAAAGGCAGAAATCCTTATGGAAGTATGGGAATGGGTCAGTCAGGAACTCAAGGAAATTCAAGTTTTACTATGCCTAATGTTGGTTCAGATGGAGCACATAATCATTCAGCAGGTGGAAATTTTGCAGGAGATGCAAATTCAGTGTTACAACCCTATTTAACTATAATGTATGTTATAAAAACGTAAGGAATTATTATGGCAAATTACGAAGCAACTAAATATGATTTTGACGGAGCTAATCTAACTGGTATTCAAGGTGTAAATACGGGTTTAATCGTTCCATGGTCTGATAGCACTGTTCCGTCTGGGTTTTTAGAATGTGATGGTTCTGCTGTTTCAAGAACCACTTATTCTGATTTATTTGCAGTAGTAGGAACTACATATGGTTCTGGAAATGGTTCAACAACTTTTGATCTTCCTGATTTACAAGACAATGTTGCTATGGGAAAATCACCAACTAAAGCTTTAGCTTCAACTGGAGGTGCAAACACGGTAACAGCAACAGCAAACGTTTCTGTAGCTGCGGCTAACCATACTTTAACAAGTCCAGAAATACCTAGCCATAATCACTTTCCAGGCATGTCTTTAGTTTTTGGAAATAATTATGTGCAAGCTGTTTTAAATGCCACTACACCTGGAGCTAATACTCAGGCTAACCCATCACAATTTGGTTCAACTGGTGGAGATGGAGCTCATGACCATTCTGGTGGAGGTACTTTTATTGGAAACGCAAATTCAGTGTTACAACCTTATTTAACCGTAAAATATATTATTAAGACTTAGGAGAAAAAATGGCAAATTATGAAGCAACTAGATACGATTACTCAGGAGCCAACCTTCAAAACGTAGAGGGTGTAAATACAGGTATTATTGTTCCTTGGGGAGATACTAGTATACCTTCAGGATTTTTAGAATGTGATGGTTCTGCTGTTTCAAGAACCACATATTCATCGTTATTTGCAGTAGTAGGAACTACCTACGGGTCTGGTAATGGTTCAACTACTTTCGATCTTCCTGATTTACAAGATAATTGTTGTTTAAGTTCATCACCAACTAAATCTTTAGCTTCAACTGGAGGTGCAAACACAGTTGTAGCAGGTACAGGTAATTTATCAGGGTCTACTGGATCTACAACTTTAGCAACACCTGAAATACCTACACACAACCACAATACAAATCCATCTCAAGCAGGTTTAAGAGGTGGTGGAGGAAATCCTGGAGGCTCACATAATAATTTAAATCTTGATGCCGCTCCTTTTGGAACTACAGGGCCTTCTTTTGGAAGTGGCGGAGGTCATTCTCATCCAGTTACAGGAACAACATTAGGGAATGCAACTTCAGTGTTGCAACCTTACGTAACTCTGGTATATATTATAAAAACATAAGGAGATAAAAAATGTCAAAACACGGAATATGGACAGTAATAGTATCTAGTAAAAAAATTACTAAAAAAACTGAGGATTTTTCAATAGAAAATCCTTGTCCAGAAACAATAAATGATGATGCTTTTTGGAATCAATCAAAATTTAATAATGTAAATGTGATACAATTTACAGATGATAATATAGACAATGATCAAGTTGAATATACTGATGATCGTTCTAATGGATCTTATGATGAAGCAGTTTTTGGAAATTTTAGAACTGAATTTATAAATAAATTTGATGCTGCACATTTAATTTCAATTCAAGAACAATGGGATGTTAATGAAAGACCTGAAATGAGAGATTCAGAAAATAATGCTTTACCAGCAGAAACTGAAGCAGAAAAAATAGCTAGATTAGGACCAAGACCAACATCTTATACTTCAACGTAAACATAGACACATTTTAAAAAATGTGTTATAGAAAGTCATACTTATATGAATATAACAGATGCGATTGTTCAGATAGATGGTTTGTTTAATAAAGAATTAATTAAACGTACAGTAAATTACATAAATAAAATTAATTTAAAACCATTAACTATTTCTAGAGGTTTAGATTTAAATATTAGAAATGTTGAAGGATGTACTTTAAATAAAAATTCAAATATGACAGAAAGAATATTATTTGTCTATCTTGCCAGAGAAATAAATAAAATATTAATTAATTATATATCTAAATTTAAATTTATAGAGTTACAAAAAATAAATCAAATTGATTTATTGAAATATAATCCTGGTGGAAAATATGAAATACACATGGATGAAGGTCCAAATTCTTTTAGGAGATTAAGCTGTATTATTAATTTAAATGATGATTATGAAGGAGGTGATTTAAATTTTTATGATTTGAATTACAAAAATATTGTAAAAAAATTACGATTAAAAACAGGAACAGTTGTATTTTTTCCTAGTAATTTTTTATATCCCCATAAAATTGAATCTATTACAAAAGGAACAAGGTATAGTATTGTAGCATGGCTAATATAAAAAATAAAAAATTTATTTATATAAAAAACTTTTTTGATGAAAAAGAGTTATTAATATTAAAAGAATATTGCAAACAAAAAATACTAGAAGAAAATTTTTTATCTGATACGCAATCTCCAATTTGTCCTTCGTTTTATAAAGATTCATTGATGGATACTTTTTTATTTTTAAAAAAAGAAAAAGCTGAAAAAATATCAAGCTTAAAATTATTTCAAACTTATTCTTTTTGGAGATATTACATACATGGTTCTATTTTAGAAACACACAAAGATAGACCACCCTGTGAAATTAGTATTACGGCACCAATTCATAATTGTGGTACTAAATGGCCTATTCATATGAATAATAAATGGATTGACATTAAAGTAGGAGATGCTTTAATGTATTTAGGAAATGAAATTTCTCATGGAAGAAAACCTTTTAAAGGATTAGAAAATCCTCAAGTTTTTTTTCATTATGTAGACAGAAACGGAAAATTTAAAAATCAAATAGAGGAGAATATTCGTGAAAAAAACACACAGTATTGAAGATTTTGTAGGTATATTTGATGGGTACCTAGATGAAAAAATGTGTAATGAGGTTATTAAACATTTTGAAAACCAAAAAAAATTAAATAAAACTCTTAAAAGAAGTCAATACCATAGTGTTGATGTAACTAAATACAACGATGAAGCTCTTTTACTAACTGGTGAAACTTTAGAAATTTGGAAAGGATCTTTAAATGCTTTAATGATAAATTTTGAACAAGCATTAAGAGAATATTTAAAAGAAACTCAAATTTTAACTTTTACAGGTCTAAATGATTTAAATTTTACTACTGTAAAAATACAAAAAACTAAACCTGCTCAAGGATATCATACCTGGCATATAGAAAAAAATGGACATAGTGAAATGTTTAATAGAGTTCTTGCTTATACAATTTATTTAAATGATGTTGAAGAAGCAGGAGAAACTGAATTTTTATTTCAAAAGAGAAGGGTAAAACCAAAAATGGGTAGAATAGCTATTTGGCCATCAGGATTTCCATATGTTCATAGAGGTAACCCTCCTTTAGAAGGAGAAAAATATATTATAACATCTTGGATGTTAGCAATGCCTAACTAATAATATTAGATAAATTTAATCTTTTCTTTTTATCCCAATCAGATTTAGGTCCAATATTAAATACTATACAATATCTTGTTTCTTCTGATTCAACTTCAGGTACATAATGTTTTATACATGGTGGAAAAAAATAATAGTCACCTGGTTCTGGAATAACATTTATGTTTAATTCAGGTATTATTAATGGGTTTCCTTTAGTAAGATATAAAATACCATGAAAATCATAATGTTCATGTAATTGAACACTATGACCTTTTTTTAATTCATTACCCCAAGCCTCTTTTAATATTTTAAATTCATAAAAATTTCGTAAATCTGGGTTTGATATTTGATGAGTATTAATAAACCATGTTAAGAATTTGAGAAATATAGGATCATTAATAAAAAATGTCCAGTCGGTCATTCCTCCATATACATTAGTAGCTTTTTCTAACTTTTCACTTAGATTATTTTTTACAAGCATTATTAAATTATGTATATCTTCTGGATAAGGATAATTACCACAGCTTATTTGCACCGTTCTTAAATAAGAAACATATAGAGAATTATGGCTAGGATTAAGTTTATCTTTATTATTAAATTTTATCATCTTGTTTTAAAAGCTAATGTTATTCTTATATTATTTACAGAATTAGGTGCCAACCCTTTATGTAAAAGTTTTGCATTAAATCCTATCAAAGTGTTTTGTTTAAAATCATAACTTGTAATATTGTCATTTTCTTTTATTTGAAAACACCCCTCTCCTTTTTTTAAAGTTTTAGTAATCATTAATAATAGAGTCAAGGCACCATCATCAGTGTGCCAATTTCCATCCATTTTATAATGTTGAACATTAATATAGGATCTTAAAACTTCTTTAAAAGTAAAATGTTCTTTTAATTTTTTAATTATATATTTAATCATAGTGTCATTTAAATTTAAATCAGAGTTATAAAAATCTATATTGTCTGTTTTTTTAGGATCAGAAATGTGTCCGTAATGATGAGGTACATCGTATAAAAATGTTTTTTCTAAGAAATTTATTAAATCAGGTTCTAAAAAATTATTAATTATTTTTGCATTCATTATTCAGCTGGATCTGGATTTTTAACGATCTTACTTCTTTCTCTTTTTTCTTGATAAATAACTTTATATTTTCCTTCATAAGGTTTTAATTTTTCTTCCCACCAACTAGGTTCTTTAATTGTATAATGAGCATTTTTATTATTTGGTAATTTTTGAATTGCCTCATAGCAAGTAATAGTTAAAAATACAAACTTAGTTTTATCAAATAAATCTTTTAAAACCTCCTCTACTTTATCTTCTTGTACATGTTCCATAACATCAATACAAATAGTTAAATCAAATTCTCTATCTGGTTTATTTTCAAAATCTTTAACTGCAGGATCATAACAAAATATCATTATACCTTTAAATATTGTTTTTAAAAAATGTTTATGAAAAGTTGCTTTTCCACAACCGTAATCTAATATAGATTTAGGTTGTTGTTCATCTATGATATTTTTAATTTCATGTTTATATTCAGCTAAAGCCTCTCCAGCCCAATTGGAGTTGTTAGCATTATGAAATAATTTGGCTTGTTCTAATGATTCATACATAGTTTTTATCTTTATATTCTTTGTAATGCTTATAACATAATTCACTAAAATTAGTCAAGTTTAGAGCTTCTTTAAAAGTGTTTACTTTATAAGCATCAATACCATCATAACCCATTTCTTTTGCTATTTTAAATCTGTAATGACCACAATGTATTTCATCATCTTTAAATATAGCAGGAAATAATAATCCATCTTCTTTCATATATTTACGAACAGTTTCTAAATGCTCTTGATTATAATCTATTTTATCTTGTAATGAGTCAAAATCTATGTATGATAAACGTTCGGGAAACCAGATTATTCTCGCTTTCATTATATTCATAAGTATTATATAGTAGGTTATATGCTACAAAAATTAAATTTCAAGCCTGGATTTAACAAGATGGTCACAGATTCCGGAGGCGAGTCTCAGTGGGTCGATGGTGATTTTGTTAGATTTAGGTATGGACTCCCTGAGAAAATAGGGGGTTGGAATCAATTAAGTATTTCAGGTAACACTTTACCAGGAGCCGCACGTGAACAACATACTTGGACATCACTAAAAGGTGAAAAATATGCCGCAATAGGTACATCACAAGGTTTATTTTTATATTATGGAGAAGCTTTTTACGACATTACTCCATTAGATACAGCAATTACTGGAGCTGATTTTGATGCGTCAACAGGTTCTCCAACAGTTATAGTTAATAAAACTGCTCATGGTTTATTAGATGGAAGATATGTAACATTTTCTAGCGTTACAGTTCCAACTGGATCGGGTTATGCAACACCTGATTTTGAAAATAATACATTCGAAATATCAAATGTAACAGCAAATACTTTTGAAATTACAATGCCTACTAATTCTGCAGGTACTACATCTGGTACAGGTTCAGCAGCAATTGATCCTTATGTAATTGTAGGTCCAACTTTTCAAACAGCAGGTTATGGTTGGGGCACATCTTCTTGGTCAGATGAAACATGGGGAACTGAAAGATCAGTAGGTGGAGTGACTCTGGATCCAGGAATCTGGAGTTTAGATAACTTTGGACAAATATTAGTTGCAACAATTCATAATAATAAAACATTTACTTGGAATGCAGGAGCAAGTAGTCCAAGAGGAAATAGAGCAACTATAATGACAGGAGCGCCTACGGCATCAAGATTGACTCAAGTATCAGATAGAGATAGACATGTATTTCATTTTGGAACAGAAACTACTATTGGAGATACATCAACACAAGATCCAATGTTTATAAGATTTTCAAATCAAGAAGACTTTAATACTTATCAACCTACTGCAACCAATACTGCAGGAACATTTAGATTGGATAAAGGAAACGTAATAGTTGGAGCAGTGTCTGGTAAAGATTATACATTAGTATTAACGGATAGTTCAGCTTATGTTATCCAATACGTTGGCCCACCATTTACTTTTTCAGTTAAACAAGTAGGTACAAACTGTGGATTGATTGGTCAACATGCATTAAGTTATTCTAATGGTATTGT